AGCCAGTTAACGCAGGCGGTGGTACGGACCCCGGAGGGCTCAAAGCCGGGGCCGCGAAAAGTAATCCCCGCGCCGGAGAATCGGGCGCGGCCACCTGACCGCGGGTCCTGGTGCAGAGCCACCAGGAGCCGCACCGCATCCCCACCCCCCACGGGGTGCAGGATGTGGTAAAAGAGACGCATGATGTGCGTGAACAACACACCTGTAATGTGCGCCTCAAAAGAAGACCAGTCGGTGACATAGACTAGCCCAAACTCCCGCACACGGGAAAGGATGGCGTGCGGGTCGGAATGTTTAACGTGCTGACCATCGAAATGTGGATCGTGGTACAGCACCTCTTCTACCGCCTGAACGGCGGCGAGAAGGTGGATCAAGGAGTCGGGACAAGTGGCAATGCCACGGGGATGCTTGCCCGGCTTGGAGGGTTCATCCTTGACGAAAAGGCCAACGGAGAAACGGTCCTCATACCGTTGGTCAGATTTAAGCAACGCAAGGAGGTGGTCCTTCTTCTTGCGTGAGTAACTGGTCGCCTCAACAGCCTCGTCCGAAAAGGGCAACTTGGACGCGGAGGGCAACACAGCTATGAGATCATCGATGACAGCAGCAAACGCAGAAACAAAGGCCGCCTGAGCATCGGGAATGTGGTCGATGTGATTCGCCATTCGCTTGAGGACAGCGGAAGCCACGGTTGACTGATCTGTGGCATACTGACGGACGGCGACCGGGCCAGAACGGCCCATAAGCCGCAAAGGTACTACGGCAGAGATGAGTTCACGAGAGTCGGTAGGGATTTTGCGCACATGAACGTCAAAATCCTTTGGGGTGGGCGCTTCCAAGCCCACCAATGGCGGCGAGTAAAGGATCATTGCCGTCGCTCGCCGACGACCACCTCCATAAAATCCTCGGCACGCTGAAGACGGAGGCCGTTGGGATCTCGGAGGCGATTCTGCTTGAAGAACTCAAGAAGCAGAGCAGTGTTCTCGTAGGTGCTGGGGAAAGACAGGGGCTGCTGGACCCGACGCGCCGTGGGGTAGTAAACAGGCGGCTCGCCGTCAAGCACCACGCCAGTGTCGGGAGGCGGTGCGAAAACTCGGCGGGACATGACATCCATCGCCTGTTCGTAGTCCATACGAGCGCCGCGGCCGCTGCGCGACAACGCCCAGAAAAACCAAGCGTCAGCAGTGAAAAAGACGCTGGTGAAGCCGCCGTCAAAAGCGCCCGGGAAGCGGTAGCGGAGCCGACCAATCAACCCCCGGAGCAGGAGGTAGAAAATGGCGGCGTGCCACCACTTGGCGAACAGCCGGTAGCAAGCGGTCAGCCAAAAGGTGGCGTGAGGGTTGATCCAGTCAAACCGTCCGGGCACATGATACGTGACACGGACGGTGAGTGGGCGCCGATCGGGGGCATCAAGGCGGTTGAACCGATCGACGGGGGAACGACGGTCGTCATAGGTGGTAAGGCCGACTGGTGGCGCCCACGTGGCCACCTCCACAATCCGACCCTCATATGCGCGAAAGGGGTCGATAAACGCACGATTGGGTCGGTGGAGGCGGACAAGGAAGCGGGCCAGGCGCATGAGAAGGAAAAACGCCACGTAAGTAGCCGGGATGGCCTTCACCGGGACCACAGCGGCCACGCCCCCCGTGACCCACCCCGCAAAAGTCTCGACCATGGGGAGACGCGTGTCGGGGGTCATGTTGAGGAGATGGTTGTATACCATGGGCGCCATCTCCTCATAGGAGATAAGCGGCGCATGCTCATGAGCATAATGCTGGTCGAGCCGGGCCTTGACCAGTTTGCCCACGAGACGCTTCTCATGATCGCGGAACTCGACAGGGGGGAGGTTCGCACGAACAGCGAGGGGCAGGGCTTCAAAGTGTTCCGCCAATTCAGCCTCCTCCTGAGCCGCCGCCTGATCATTCGCGGCATTTTCGGCCCGGAGACGTGCCGCTTGCTCAATGATCTCATTCTGGGCCGCAAGGGCCGCAGCTGCCGCACGGCCGCCACCCCCGCGGCCTCCCCGGCCGCGACCACGGCCCCGGCCCCGATCAGGACGTGGAGGGCCTGGGTTGGGCTCTACCCCGACGAGGAAGTCGCCATCACCGGCGGCATCATGATCAGCTGCCCAAAACCCATTGTTGCGATAGTACTCCATGGCTAGGTCGTAGCCGAGCTCTAGCGGCGGCAGGCAAGGGACTTGATGGGCACACGGCCGGGGGCCCACGATCTCAAGCTCCTCATCCCCCATGTGGGAGAGGTACTCAAAGGTCGGGAGATGGTGGGCCCCTATGCTGAGAGGGAACCAAAGCGCCCCGAAATGAGCGTCCGTGGCGTAGCAATGGAGGAGAAGGCTAGCATAATAGCAACAGGTGGCCTCGCCGTTGAGCTGGGCGGCAGCTTGGAAAACCGTGGACACGTCGGTATCCACAAGCCGCTCGTGGTAAATGTAGCGGGCGGGATCCGAGTACATGACCGATTCATGCTGGCGCCACGTCTCATACTCATAGGACTGCATGAGATGGTAAAGGGCGTCGGCAATATGGAGACGGCCTACAAGAAGCTTAGCAGCTTCGTCAAGCTGTTGGGCAAAGCCCTCGGGCAACGCCCCATCCCGCACGACAGGATAAACCTCCTCGTCATGGTCCGGATAATGGAGCGCCGGAAAGATGGAGGCATTGTTGTACATCGGCCCACTGTAAACGGCGAAATCATCCCACGTCATGCGCGGGCCACGAAGAGGCCGCACATCCTCATCCATTGCGCGACGGTAAAACGCAGCGGCTGTGAGGCG